CAGTAAGATATTGGCATCATCTACATCTGCGAGTGCTGTCCGAGGCATGTCGTTCAATATCTTATTTCTCGACGAATTCGCATTCGTCCCTAATCACGTTGCCGACTCATTCTTTGCATCTGTTTATCCTACTATTACTTCTGGTAAAAGCACAAAGGTAATTATTGTATCTACCCCACACGGTATGAATCATTTCTACCGTATGTGGCACGATGCAGAAAGAAATAAAAACGAATATATCCCTACAGAGGTTCACTGGTCAGAAGTTCCCGGTAGAGATGTTGTTTGGAAAGAGCAAACAATTGCAAACACATCAGAAGAACAGTTCCGTGTTGAGTTTGAATGTGAATTCTTGGGTTCCGTTAATACATTAATTAATCCATCAAAACTCAAAACTTTAGTATATGAAGACCCGATACAAAGAAATGCCGGATTAGATGTTTATGAAAATCCAATTCCAGAGCACAATTATCTAATCACGGTTGACGTTGCTCGTGGACTTGGTAATGATTATTCGGCATTTATTGTTTTTGATATCACAGAGTTTCCATATAAGGTAGTTGCAAAGTATAGGAATAATGAAATCAAACCAATGTTATTTCCTAATATCATATTTGATGTAGCAAAAGGTTATAATCAATCTTGGTTATTGATTGAAGTAAATGATATTGGAGAGCAAGTTGCAAGCATTCTTCAATATGATTTAGAGTATGAAAATATTTTAATGGCAACTATGAGAGGGAGAAATGGACAGATAGTGGGGACAGGGTTTTCTGGTAAAAAAACTCAACTTGGAGTTCGCACAACTTCGGCAGTCAAAAAATTAGGATGTTCAAATCTTAAAACTCTTATAGAAGAAGATAAATTATTTACTCCCGATTACGAAATCATATCAGAACTAACAACTTTTTCACAGAAAGCAAATTCATTTGAGGCAGAAGAAGGTTGTAATGATGACTTGGCAATGTGTCTTGTAATATTTTCTTGGTTAGTGGCACAAGAATATTTTAAGGAGATGACAGAGAATGATGTAAGAAAGAGAATATATGAGGAGCAGAAAAATCAAATTGATCAAGACATGGCTCCATTTGGTTTTATCGAAGATGGAATTAACGGTGAAACAACTTTTGTGGATGATTCTGGAGATAGATGGTATGCAGACGAATATGGAGATCGTTCATATATGTGGGATTATAGGTAATGTCTTTCGATGATGAGATTGAAGTAGAGCATCTATTATTTTTTGATCGTAAATGTAGAGTATGTAATAAAGTAAAAAATTTAATTGATGACTACTACCTCACAAGAAAGGATAGAAAAACCTTAGCATCATCATATTCCTACGAGTGTAAGGAATGCACAGTTAAAAGAGTGAGTAAAGGTAGAAAGAGCAATTTAATATGGGAATATCCTGATTGGTAGGTATTCATGCACCGTTTCCCCATTAGAAATACCCCTTTTCCTAAATATTTTTAGGTAAATTGGATGCGAGGAAAACACAAGATGCCAGTAAATTTAGCATCTCCGGGTATAAGGGTAAGGGAGGTTGACCTTACAATAGGAAGAATTGATGCATCTTCTGCAAAAATAGGTGGTCTTGTTGCACCTTTTGAACAAGGGCCCGTAGATCTTCCAACGGTTATTTCATCAGAAAAGGATTTATTAGATAATTTCGGTAAACCATATTCTAACGATAAGCATTACGAGCATTGGCTTGTTGCTTCATCATACATGGCATATGGTGCTCCAATGAGAATTGTAAGAGCAGATGATGCTAGCTTGTCAAATGCTTTTGTCGGCACTGGTGCTATCAAAATTAAAAGTATTGAAAATTATGACCAACTTCAGTATGATGAGAATGTAGTTACAGATAGAACAGTAATTGCCAAGAATCCTGGATCCTGGGCAAATGGACTTAGAGTTGCCATTATTGATGGTAAGGCAGATCAAATTCTGACAGGTGTGACTACTACTGCCGTTAATGGTAGTGCTTCAAACATTACTGTCGGAATGGGAGTTACTCAAAGTTTAGTTGGAAGAACTTCAATTGGGGCAGGAACAACCGCAGCACTTACAGGACATTTAAAAGGTATAGTTACTGAAGTTGGTGTTGGTCAGATTGGTGTAAAAGTTCTTTCTCAAGTTGATGGAGGAACGGAAACACCAAAAGATTATCAAGAAAGAGGAACTTTCGCATTCAGTAATACTGGCAATGTTGCCATTCATACTGCTTCTAACACAGTTGCATATGGTTCGACTTCATATACTGGAAGACAAGATTGGTTCTCACAACAAACTGTTGCAATATCTACTGGAACAGTTGGTGGGTCGAATGTCACATCAATTCAATCTTGGAATACATTAGCAGGTCGTCCAACAACATCAGAATATGCTGCTACGAGAGGAGCAAGATTTGATGAAGTTCATGTTGTTGTTATTGATGGTGAAGGAAAAATTACCGGTAATACCGGAACTATTCTTGAAAAGCATTTAAGTTTATCCAAAGCAAGTGATGCAGAATTTTCTGCTGGATCACCATCTTATTGGAGAAATTATCTAAAAACCAATTCAGCATATATCTTTGGTGGGGATGAACCAGCAGGAGTTACTACATCTGGATATTCTTCCGGGTTTACTCTTGCCAGCGGAACTTCTTGGGATCAGGCAGCAGAAGGAGTATTATTCGCTAATACTGGAAATACTAACAAAATTCTTGCCGGAGGCAAAGATTATGATGGAAATGAAGATATCACAGCTACGGGAGCACTTACTCCTGAACTTGACAAATTAGTAACTGGATATTCTTTATTTGAAAATACTGAAAATTATAAAGTAGATTTCCTTATAATGGGATCTGCAAATTATAATAAAGAAATTGCACAGGCACTTGCAAATAAATTAATTGCAGTTGCTGATGTAAGAAAAGATGCTCTTGCATTCATTTCACCATACAGGAAGGCATTTATTACTGACACATCTGTCGGAACTGTAACAGTTAATAATGATGAAACTATTACTAATAACATATTAGATTATTATTCACCACTAACATCATCATCTTATGCAGTGTTTGATAGTGGTTACAAGTACATGTTTGATAGATTCTCAAATACATTCCGTTATATTCCACTAAATGGAGACATTGCAGGTATTTGTGCTCGTAACGATATTGACAACTTCCCCTGGTTCTCACCAGCAGGAACTACGAGAGGTTCAGTACTGAATGCGGTCAAACTCACTTATAATCCTTCTCAAGCACAAAGAGATCAATTATATAGTGCAAGAATTAATCCAGTTATTGTTTCTCCTGGTGGTGGAATTACACTCTTTGGTGATAAGACTGGAATTGAAAAATCATCTGCATTTGATCGTATTAACGTTCGTAGATTGTTTATCTATCTTGAAGATGCAATTTCTGCTGCCGCAAGAGATCAACTCTTCGAATTCAACGATGAAATTACAAGAACTAATTTTGTAAATATTGTTGAACCATTCTTGCGTGATGTTCAGGCAAAACGAGGAATTCAAGATTATGTTGTTATTTGCGATCAAACAAATAACACTGCCGCTATTGTAGATAACAATGAGTTTGTGGCAGATATCTTCATCAAACCTGCAAGATCAATTAACTTTATTGGTCTTACATTTGTTGCCACCAGATCTGGTGTTTCATTTAATGAAGTAGTCGGTAACGTTTAATTTAGAGGTTAAAAGAAAAAAATGCCTAGTCGCCAACAACAAAATACCGCACCATTAAGAACGATCAGTGATTTTAAAAGTAAACTGACCGGTGGTGGTGCAAGACCTAATCTATTTGAAGTTGTATTAGCATTCCCTTCTGCGGTTGCTATTGATAGTGATGTTCTCGAAAAATCAAGATTCCTTGTGAAGGCAGCGGCTTTGCCCTCCTCCACAATTGCTCCTGTGGATATTCCTTTTAGAGGTAGAATTCTAAAAGTCGCAGGTGATAGAACATTCGAAACTTGGACAATCACTGTTATTAATGATGTTGATTTCTCCATCCGTTCCGCAATGGAAAAATGGATGAATTCTATTAATAAAATGACTGATGCAACAGGACTTACAAATCCAGCAGACTATCATAAGGATGCAATTGTAAATCAACTTGATCGTGATGGTTCTGTTCTTAGAGCTTATAAGTTCTGGGACATTTTTCCAACCAATGTTTCTACAATTGATTTAAGTTATGAGACTACTGATACTATTCAGGAGTTCACGGTAGAAATGCAAGTTCATTATTGGGAAGCATTTAGAGGATCATCTGCTCAGGCAGGTGGTGAAGATATCTCCTAAATAATAGAATAATAGTCTAAGTTAGTTTATAATATGGCAAAACTTTTTGGTTTTTCTATTGATGATACAGAAAAGAAATCCAAATCTGTAGTTTCCCCTGTCCCCGTGAAT